GACTTCACTTGTGGTTCGGTCAGCGATTTACTTTCAGTAAGATTGATTACAAGAGCTTCGTGTGTTGGAAGATTCTTATACTTGTTGGTGAAATCAAAAACTTCTTTGAAAACAATTCGCTCTGCATCATCGGAGAAATAATCAGAACGAATGAAAGGAATTACTTTGCGTGTAAATGCCTCATTGTATATTAAATTCTTCAGAATTATTTGTTCTAATCTGTTCATCTGCCTTCGCTTTATTCAATACTATTTGTTGTAAGATTTCACCCATAATTGTAACAAATCCTTCGTCATTTTGCAAGAGGTCTATGTCGTGTTTACCAGGATGAACGATTGTAAAACCAAATTGTAACCGAGCAAAACCATCTTCCTCAACCACTCTGGCTTTGTGGTAGTGATATACGACACCCTCATAATTACCATCTATGATTTGAATGCCTGTAATATCACTATCTTTAAACTCAATAAAGGCAAAATCTTTACCTTCTTTAAGCACTTTCGGTTTCCTCCACCACAGCATCCTCTCCAAGAATACTTCCAAAAGCGATTGAATACCGTTGCTTAATATATTCATTAAACTTCTTATCATTCAAAATGTCCTTCCAAAACTCTTTCGTGTGTGTATCGGACTCACGCAACTTAGCACCAAGTTCTCCAGTTTTTTGGTCAACTTTAGCATACCAACCTGCAGCAGGCTTCTGAACAAAGTTACCTTCTAGTGCAATATCTAAAAGACCAGAATATTTCTGAATACCACCATCAAATGAAACGGTGATAGGAATTTTAGATTTCTCTTTTACATAACGGGACTTTTCTACATTGATAATGAAGTTATAGCCCGTAACTTCGCCAGCATTTTTATCTTGTTGACGACCAAGAATCCAAATCGTATCAGCAGAATAATAAGAACCTGTACCACCGCCAACGATATCTTTTGGAAACATACCAATTTCTTTGTATGTGTGATTGACAACAACAAGCGGCACATCTTTGATTGTAAGATGTGGTGTAATCATGCGAAACAATGATTTGATTTGTTTTGCACGGGTCATATCTGCAACAGATTTACCTTCTAGCGAATCTTCAACTTCTTTGCGTGAGGCCAGATTACCAATAGAATCAATGACAACAATCACTTTGTCATTTTTATCCAGGCCTTGTAGTTGATTCATAATGTCATGTTTCAATTCTTCAACATCAGTAATCGGCGTATGAAGAACACGGTCCATATCAATATTAAATGTTTCAAAGTATTTTTGTGGAGTGCCAAACTCTGAATCATAAAACAGAACAACAGCATCTTTATATTTTTTCAAATAAGCTGAAGCAAGTAAAAGTGCAAATGCTGTTTTGAAATGCTTAGATGGGCCTGCCAGCATTGTAAGACCTGGTGTCAGGCCGCCATCTAGTGAACCCGAAAGTGCCACATTGACCATTGGCACATCGGTTGTAATCATGTCTTTCTCATTGAAAAACTTTGATTTAGCAAGAATAGACGAATCTTTAATTGTCGTATTCTTTTTTAATTTATCCAATAAACTCATATTAAAAAGTGCCTCCATCCATATGTTTGATTTTAGATTTGGGTATAACTTCGTTGCTCGTCATATCTAAAAATGGCTTAAATTCTACACCATCTTCGGGCTCATTGTCAAGGCTTTCTTTAATTTCTTCGCCTTTATCGCCTTTATATCTTCGGTATGATTCTTGTGCCGCTATTAAAAGTAAAATAGCAAGTGGGTCAAATACAATAATGATTGTAATAATTACGGTTCTTACAGCTTTATCTATGAATGATGGGTCTTCCTTATCATAGAACATTTCGGCGATATATTTGATAGGACCAATTTCTGCCGCTAGTTTGTTTTCTTCGGCCATCAGAGGCAACTTCTCTTGTGCTAACTTCTTCAACTCTGCTTGCGTAGCACGAATGTCACGGTCAACTCTTGGATTAATTTTCTCAGGGTCAGATGCTTGCTTGAGTAAATATTCCAATCGGTCACGAGCAATCTTTTCTTGTGTTTCAATTGTTCGTAACTGAACCGTATTGGCACCAAGAGTTACATTTGATTCTAGGTGTGCCTTTGAAAGGTAACCAAAAATACCCATTGATGTAATAATCATTAACAAAACAACCGCAGTAGAGAAATAATACTTCATTACTTTTGCGGTTGTGTGCCAATTATTATACACCCACGAAACTGTAACAAGCTTAGCAACTTCTAATACTGCGCCCATAAGAATAATAGGCCAGAATGAACCTGGAAATATTTGTGCTAAACCAATTACAGAATAAAATGCAGCAATAGCCGATAGTGCTAGTGCTGTTGCTAAAGGAAAAATAACTTGTATCATGGATTATCCGGATGATGAGGCACATCTATGACAAATGTAATTCGCATCACATCACCTAAGTTTTCTGTGCCGTGTTCTAGTTTGTTATTGAACCAAAGAAATGTTCCTGGTTCTACAATTACAGATTCATCACCAACGGTATATCTATAACGGCCTTGTATTGAAAGGTGATATCTGTCTTTCGTAAGGTAATAAGAACCCCAATCTATATGCTTTCCAACTATTTTTCCGGGTGGTAAAGCAAGAAAAGCACAGCGAGCAAAACGGCCAAATGTTTTCCATGCCCAGCGTAATATCTCTGTATGGCGACCACAGGCTGGTGTTGGTATGCAAACTTCTGAATTGCGAACATCTTGGCCCTCTTCTGTAATTGCACCGACCATTAACTGTAATACCTTTGCGCTTACAAGGTTTGTATTTGGGTCTAATATATCAGCATGAGCCATATCAGTTTGAATACCCCAATCATTTGGATGCATTTCTAACTGCTCTTTGATTTTACTTACATCAATGCCAGTTTGTATGATTCGTATATTATCCAAAGAAATCTTCCAATGAGTTTTGTTTCTCTGTTTTCCAACCCATGCAATCTAGCACAACACGAATTGGTTCCAAAAATGCTTTCTCAAACTGCATATCGTAATCAATAAACTCTTGCAAATCTAATTCTTTTGGCAATCGCTGAGGAAAACTAATGACAGTATCTTTAATTGGATTTGGCATTTTCAGATATGCAAACTTTAGCTTCTCGCCTTCTTGTATCTTTGGATATTTGTTTTCTAAACCCATTCTTGTCAAATGAAAGTTATAGAGAATGGCACCTTTGACATGAATTGGTGTGCCTTTCTTATACAATGTTGCTGAATCAGAATACTGTGCAATACCATTACAACCTCTTGGCGATGACACTTCTTCTGGTGGCAGTTTGTTGAAATGGTCACGAAACTCAGCAATAAACTCATGCACATCTTCTTCGGTACCAGTCATCATTAGATTTAGAACCTGTTTCATCTTTTCACGGATGACAGACGGCGTAGATGACTTGACCATTTCTAGGCCCATCACTTTGAGTTTAGGTTCTTTGTATACAACACCTTCGTTGTTATACACATTCAATGCATAGCGCTTCTTAGCAGTCCACAAGCCTTTGTCTGCCAACGCCTCACGCTTCATTTGCATTTTTTGAGAATGTGCGTGAACATAGTCAGCAAGTTCTTGGTAGCTTTCGTCAATAAAAGGTTGTATTTTATCCTCACAGACCTTGTCCATGAAGGTGATAATTGAATTAATATCCGTCTTTTCCTTATACACTTTATCAACAAGTTCACCAAGACGGAGATAAATGCTGTCTGTATCCGAAGCAATAACATAATCTTTTTCTGTTTTCAATAATTTGTTCATAAACAGATTGAGTTTCTTCTCAATCCACCGAATACTTAATTGGCCTGCTTGTGTAACTGCCAGAGCTTGGCGCAAATCATAGAACCGAAAATACTGTGAACCCAAAGCACCGTAAGCGGAGTTTAGTGATACTTTCTTTGCAAGCTGAAGATTATTGTATCGTGCAATTAATTTATCCAACTCATTCTTTTTCTTTGGGTCGGTTTCACTTTGATAATCTTGTTGTGCCTTAATCATCAACTTCTTAAACTTCTTACGGTCCTCATACATTTCTTCCATCATTTTTGGCAGAAAACCTTGCTGCTTTGTTGTGAAGTATTGGCCGTTTGGTGTTAAAGTTACACCGTCTAGTTTGCTTGTATCAACTTTCATATCAAGCATCTTATCAACACTTACACCTTCAGAAATAAGTCGCCGCATTTCAGGGGTGTATTCGTGTGGTTCAATAATTGTTTCTGGTGAAATGTTGTATTGAATTAGCAAATGTGGATATAGCGAGTTCAGGTCAAACGATGCGACCCAATCATGCTTGCCAACCTGTGGTTCTTTGACATATGCGCCTTCAAATGCTGATTCTTTTTCTTTGCGTTCTTTTGGCGGAACAATAATCTTTCGTTCCATCAAATAGCAATTGATTAGTGAATCCCACATCCGAGTTTGAGCAAATACATCCTCAAAGTTCGTTTTGGTATCATACGCAAGAGTTACAGCTAGTTCAATTAGTTTTAGTTTATCTTCTAGGTCAACAATCAATTCCACATCTTTGATATTATACTCAATAAACTTTTGATAGTTTAGTTTGTATAATTGATGTAGGTTATCGTATTCAGAATAATCTAATTTGTTTGTGCCAAGTTCTACGGATGCAATATGGTCCAGTTTGTAGGATTCTTGGGACTTACCTGAAGGAGCATACCAGCGGTATAACTCAATATAATCAAGACAAGAAATACCGAGAATCTCATATGTTATTTGTCTTTTACCTTTAATAATTTTTTCACGCTCAACGATACCATTCCAAGGTGACATTTTCTTGGTCAAATCTGGCCCAAGAATCTTTTGCATACGATTGTGTAGGTACGGAATATCAAAGAACTTAATATTCCAACCAGAAATGATATCTGGTGTATTTTCTTCCCAGTCGGTTACAAATCTTTTGAGGAGGGTGTATTCATCTTCGCATTTAATATAGTCAACATTTTCATTGGAATTGACGAAATCACCACAACCGTAAACGCTTAACCTTTTATTTAGTCGTTTCACAGCTACGGCCGTCACCGGTTCGCTGGCCGTTGAAGGGTCTGGGAAGCCGTTTTCTGACCCCACCTCAATGTCTATGATGGCTATGTCTAGGTCGTTTATGTCCCAATCTATGATACCTTTTTGTGTGTCGGCGATATAGGCATACTCTAGCCTGGTGTTGCCAAACATCTTAAAGTTTTGCACTTCTTCGTAGCGCTTGATGAACTCACGAGCTTCACGGATGGAGCCAAATGATTTGGGTTCTAGCACATCGCCTTGCAACGAGCGCCATTCGGTATTCTTGTTAGTTGGAAAATACAAAGTCGGAGAGTATTCAATCTTTTGCTTAACTCTCCGACCGTTGTTGAGGCCTCGGTACATAATGTGATTACCAAAGCATAGAACATGAGTATAATATTTTTTAGTCATTCATACATTATATCAGATTTTTGGAATGGAAGAGGCAATTGTAATACCGCTACCAAACATTTTGTTATATTGATTCTCTAGCTCACGGCTAGGTGTAGTCAAACACAACACATTGTCCATTGTAATTTTAATGCCTGTATTGAACTCTTCAGCATACTCTAAAAACGGTGCAAAGCCCATCATTGGGCCTTGCTGTGTTGGTTGAACGATTACTTGAACCGGTTCTTTCATTGTAATTGTGTTATCATCTACACAATCAATGTTTGCAAGAATGGTTTGATTTGTTTTAAATGTAACAAGTTTGATAGTCATGCTTTCACCTGAGTTTCTGCTGGCAATACACCAATTGTAACCCAGCGTTTAGGAAACAACATTTCTCGGCCTTGAAAATCTTTCATATCATAATTTGGGTCTTGCATCCACCCAATCACTTCAACTTGTTCATCAAACTCACGGAGAGCCATGTCATACTTTTCTGCTCGTGGCATTTTGTTTTCAATGGCAAGACGCTTTGCTAATTCACGAAAATTCATTTTGTTTCCTTAAAGTCATAAAAAAAGTCATTGTTATTTCTTGCAGAGTGTTTACTAAATTGCTCTACTGAATATAACTTTGTTGCTATTTTAAAATCTGGTGTTCTAAATTCAGGCACCGTCAGAGAAGAATCATAGAACAAAGTTTTATTATTTGGTTGTGCGGCAAATTGACCGTTATCCATTTTAATAAAGTTGTAGCTCTTATGTTCTGTAACTGTCTCTGAAAAACCGGTGTCTAGGTAACCAGGGTCGTTTTGGCAAAAGTCAACTGTGAACATATATTGACCAAACTGCCACTTTCTATCTTTGTCCAGGAATTTACACTTCAATAACCGAAGATTATCCTTTTCAATGATAGTGAAATTATAACTCAAACAGTCCCATATTTGCAAGTAATCCAAAGGTAAATGTGCATCTTGCAGATATGTTTGCCTTGATACAAAAGCATGGAGAGGAAGTTTATCGTATAAAGCACCGTAATTTGGTAGCAAAGCCTCTATACGAAATGCCTGATTTTTAATACACTTCAATGTCATCCATATGCAAGGCTCAAGTTCTCCATGACCTTTTTCAAAGTCATAGAGAAACTCTTTTTTAACAAAACATTGAATTGGTGGTAAATTATGAACAAGAAATGCCATATTAATTAGGCGTTTTCAGCCTCATAAGCATCCAATGTTCTTTTAAATTTACCTGCGTGTGACCGTTCTGCTTTTGCAAGAGTTTCAAACCAATCTGCAATTTCATCAAAGCCTTCATCACGAGCAGTTTTAGCCATACCTGGATACATATCAGTATATTCATGTGTTTCACCTTCAATTGCGGATTTCAAAGCTTCTGCAACAGAATGTACCTGTTCACCAGTTGCTGGATCACCGGCGCCGCCTTTAAGTAAATATTCCATGTGACCGTGAGCATGGCCAGTTTCGCCTTCTGCTGTGTTGCGAAATACATTTGCAACTTCTGGTGCACCTTCCACATCAGCCATGTTTGCGAAATACAAATATCGGCGATTGGCCATTGATTCACCAGCAAACGCCTCTTTCAAACACTCAGCTGTTTTTGTTCCTGCAAGTTTCATAATAATTCTCCTTTATGTTGATTTTCTTTCATTTTTTGAAATGTTGGTAATAATAACTGATTTACCTTCTAGCTTGTAATCTAGTGAATCACCAACTCGCCAATCTAATTCTTCTACCAATGCATCTGGCAGTTCTACAATCGCATCACCAAAAACATCAATAGCAACAACTTTAGCTGTATATCTTTTATCCGACATGATTAACTCCTATTCCACATTTTTGAAGAAAATTAATACCAGATTTGTCACGGTAAAAATCACCAAACCAAACATTCTTAATTCCTGATTGATGTATGAGTTTTGCACA